GTATCTTCCCATGCTACAGCTGCACCTGCGCCACCGGAAGTTAATACCTGACCATCGGTACCATAATTGGCACCTGCAATTCCTATTTCGTTATCGGCTGTAAATCTAAATTTTTCAGCAGCTGCTTCTGATTTGCCTGTTGCAAATACGATATCGGTATTATTAACAGAAGCACTAAAAGTGTCATCTGCTTCTGCCCATATTGAAGCTGCTACCGCAATGGCATCTGTACCATCAGATTCTAAAGGAGCTTGAAAATCTATTCGTCCTAATTTATTTCCATCAACAACAGTCAGTTCACCAGTTGTAAGTTTTAATAAACCAGCACCTGCTGCAGTTGCTCCTCGTATATCGAGTAAGTCTGCCGATTGATCATATAATGCATATGCACCAGCTGAAGCTCCGAAGAATTTTACATCTAATCCTGTGTCATCGACACCGACTGTAACTTCACCGCTTACTTGTAAAGCACCAGGGAAAGTTAACTTTGCACTTGAATCACCAGTCATCCAAACTACTGATCCATCTTCACAATCAGATATTGAAAGTTGATCGTCACCTGTTGCAGATGAAACATCTGCAGCTCCAAGTACGACATTTCCAGAACCTGTTGTGATATTATTTCCAGCTGTATTACCTAACGCTAGGTTATAATCACCACTAGTAACAGCTACCAGAGCTGTATCACCAACAGCAACATTTTTAGTACCAGTAGTAATAACATATAAAGCTTGATAGCCTACGGCAACATTATTATCATGATTTTGACCAGAAGCTCCAAACAAAGCGTAATTACCAATTGCAACATTCTTGTCACAATCTGTACCAAAATACATAGAACTTTGACCTATTGATACATTGTACTCGCCTCCTTCATTAACAAGACCACTATTACGACCGATATGTATATTACCATCCCCATCATCTATGGATGTACCAGCGTTCCAACCAACGGCAACATTATTATCGCCAGTAGTAAGGGCATCTAAAGCTGTAAGACCAACTCCAACATTATATTCAGCAGCATTTAAAGTTCCTGACGTTGCATGACCTACTAATAAACTTCCTGTAAAATTTGTTCCTATATACTTACCTGGGATTAAATCACCAGTCAGTTCTGGAAGTGTTAAAGTTGTATCCGCTCCACCAGCATTTGCTGCAGGGGATTGAACTGCTATATAATTTGCTCCGTTATCTGAATCTTCTAAAAATCTTACGATACCTTGTGAAGTTGCATTACCACCGATAGAAACAAAGTTACTATCAGAGATACGCATAACTTCATTATTATCGTATTGTAAAAATACAAAGTCTTTAGCATTTGTTTCTTGAGAAAAAGTTATATCACCTGAATTAGCGTTTCCAACATCGAGTTGTCCTGTTGCTCCACCAAATTTAAAAGATACTTGATCACCATCGGCATCAAGTACAATGTCACCAGAAGAATCTAATGTTATATCTGTGCCATCATTTGTAATTGTATCTAAAGCAATACCGCCGACATTTGTTATGTCTGCATCTCCAAATGAAGTAGCTGCTAATGTAGTTGCTCCTGTTACACCTAAAGTTCCACCAACTGATGTATTACCAGTTGTTGTAAGATTGTCAGCTATTGTTGTTTCAGAAGTTGTGTGACCTATTGTTAATGCAATTCCAGAAGTTTCTGTTGCTAATTTTAAAGCTCCAGTAGCATTAGTAATATAAGAATTAGATCCGTCATGGTATACCAACATATCATTGCCAGTACCAAATTTAGCATTAGAACTATCTGCAAATGTTACATGAGAGCTAGTAAGCACATTGAATGCATTCGCTGTCATTGTAAAATCATCAGCGCCTGCAATTTCAATATCAATTTGATCATCTGTACTTGCTGTAATGCTAGTATCCGAATCAGCGTCAAGAGTTAACTCACCGCCGTCTAAATCGTATGTAGCAACAGATCCAATACCCGTATCAACGATATTAGTTCCATCAGCAAATAAAAGTTGTACACCTTTATTAGTTGTAGCAAAAGTAAATCCAGATCCTGAAGCAGTTTGAAAAGCAACCGTAAAGGCTCCCGAAGTTGCATTTGAAACAATGTATGTTTTTACTACGTCAGCGGGAACAGTTACTGTTTGATTTCCTGTGATGGCTCCTGTTAATTTAATAACATGATGACGAGCTTCAGAAGTTGATGCTGTCGAATCTCCATCAGTAATAGCTAACGTGGTTGTTTGTACTCCACCCGCTATAGATTTTGAAAGATAACCACCAAAAGCCTGTTCTAAAATTTCTAAATTGGTATTAGTTTTTGTTCCCCAGTTACCGGCGTTCTCGCCGGTTGTCATCTTTTCTGTACCAAGTACCGTATATGACGATGCCATTAAGCGCTCCCTACAAATACTTCAACATCACAAGATGCTGTATCTGTATCTACTGTAATATCTACTAAGTCAGAAAGACCTGAAGCTAAAGCTGATCCTGCCGCTTTCATTGTATCTACAACGCCACCGCTATTATCACCTGGATAAATAAACGAGTGACCTGCGTCTACTTTCATTCTAAATTCTGTATTGTCTTCATCTCTAAAAGTTAACATAATATGATTTGATGAATCTAAATTTGTAATTCTAATATATCTAACATCGCCGTTGTCAAATATTCCTGCAACATAACCCACTTTATTGGCAGTTACTCCTACACCGCTGATTGCTGATATAAATCCTATAAGACCACATTCTGTGGTTGATGCGGTTACAACTCTCTTTACAACTTCATTAACACTGGAAATATCTAAAGCTCTTTCCGATCCATAATCGATGTTATTGAGTGTAATTGCTTCTTTGACTGTGACTGTGAGTGTTGCCATATTCTATCCTTACGGTGTCTGAACCGGAACGGGTATACGGGGTTCTCCATCCGTATAGTCGTCCCTTCTTCTTCGACCCAATTGTTCTGCACCAAACTTCTGTACTTCGGTTTGATACTTTTGTTCATAAAGTTGTAGCATATCTTGTGGACCTTTTAAATAGCTAAAGGCTTCTACGAGACATGCATACAATAATCCATTGCCAAAGTTAAGACTTAAATACGTTGTCGTATTTGCCGAACTTAATCCTATCGGTCTGGCGTTATAATGAATTTTGTACATAAAAGCTGAGCTGGGTGTTGGCACAATGGTGATTCGTCCTGAAGACGTTGCTCCAGTTCCTTCAGCTCCGCCTGACATCGCATAATATTTGGGTGTACCTGTTGTTGTTTCCTCCGCATCATATTCTCTAAGATAGCTAATATCTTTCTTAAGAAGAAAGCTATTCGCTCCTGTCGCAACCGATGTTGAAGTATAAACTTGAAGATCTCTAACAAATAAGGTTCCAGCAGGAGCATAAACATTATCTTTCGAAGCTGTTAAATTGCCTATCATTTCTTTTCGATCAGCATCAATAGGAATTTCTCTCTGTATTCTAAGTTCAGAGTTATCAATGAATTGATCGGTAATCGTACTGGATAGTACCGAAGTTCCTACTTCTGTGTAATTTTGAATTGCTGTTGTAAGTGTTGAGTATGTAAATCCTGCCATATTATGCCTCTAATGTTGCCGGACCAGCCGAACAATTATTGCCTCCTCCTGATATTCCTCCAGCTGTAGCAGTACTCGTATCTACAGTAAAGTGATAATAGTCATCTGTATTGGTAACCGTGCCGCTTGAATCTCGCGTACCAACGGTAATCGAGTAGCCAGCGGCTTTTGCTATATTAGATCCACTAATACCGTCAAAATCTGCTGGATCTTGATAAGCATCAGAATCAGAACTTGTCCAAATAGGACCTCTGAATCGTACCGTATCATCTGTTGATCTTCCATGACTTTTTTCAAAGACATTTATAATACCAGATCCAGCTGCAATTGTTTCAAAAGGATTAGGTCCTAGTATTCCAACAACTGTTTTTTCAGTTCTTGCCGGTCTTGCATTCCTTAAACCATGTCCTTCTGCACCATAAGCTCTTGGCTGATCTTGAGGATGTCTTGCTTCAAATTCAGACTTATGAACAAAAGAACCATTCCATTCTCTAACCATTTCACTATAGGGAAATTCCATTCCACTTCTATCTGAGATCGCTTTAGCGTATTTTCCTCTTGCAAATGCCATAATTATCCGCTCGGGTAATAAGACTCCGGAGTTATATAAGTGCTTGAAGAAGATCCATCTTCTGCCAAAGCTCTTTTTAATTCATCTTCGTATAATAATTTTAATTCTTGCACTCTTTGTGGTGCAAATTTCTGTGCTAAATAAAATGATAATCCTGATGCCATACAAGGAACAAAACGATAAGGTATATCCGTTGCATCAGTATAAGTTGCATCAGCATCTTGAATTCTTTTAACAAAGAAAACGTGAACGTCTTTTGACGCGGCTGTTGAATCGGGTGTTGGATATAAGGTTACTGTTGTTTTGTCCACTAATCGTTGAACAAAATATCTAGAGGGTGTTCCTTTAGATAATTTATTAGCAAGACCAGAATAAGTTGATCGATCTGTTTTAGTAAGAGCTGAATCAGCTTCAGAAGTTGTACCTCTACCTGTTCGGTAAGTTGCTTCTAAAACGTCAGCAACACCATAAGTCGATGTTCCTGTTGTTCCTCCAGCTGTTGTTGCAGAAGTACCATCGCCCGTAGCTCTATAGAAAATATATTCAGCTTGACCTTCAACAAGATCAATATTGGTATCGCCTACTTCCCAGTAGTGCAATCCTCTATTTCCCCATTCTTGAAAAAGAATGTTTAAAGATCTTCTTGCTGTTTTTAATTGATATCCCGAAACAGATTGTAAACCTATTCGTTCGTAAGCTTCTTCAATGATTTCGTCTACAGCAAAAGTCTTATCGAACGTTACTGTTCCGGAAGTAGTATTAGCCATATGCTACCTCCTAGTAATTCTTAAGCCATTCACACGTAATTGTGGCACTATCTGCGGATGTACACGCTGGCATAACAAATTTAACATCACCAGTGTAGTTAGTAGCCTTGTTATTAGGTATTCCACCTATAGAGCTATAATCTAAAAATCCACTTTGTTCTAAAGTTAAAAACGTTGCATCGGTATCTGCGTCCCACATTAATTTCATAGCGTCTACCTTTGCTGTCATAGATACACTATACCATATTTTGTTTAGTGTAACCGTTGAACATGCAGTCCCGCTTTTGTCCGCAGCTAATCCTGAAACATCAACAACTGTAGTTGTGCCACCAGAACTATCAGAAACATTTTGATAGTGTGTTATTAGTTTTTTGTCACCTTGATAAACCGTTTGGTTTAGTACTAAGTCTGCCATTTTTCCTCCTTATCTAGGGGTGGAGTCATTACACTCCACCCAGAGAGTTTATTTATTAGCCGTTATTGTAATCAAATGCTGCACCCCAAATTTTAATAATAAATTTGCCTGCTGTGTATGCATTTTCAGTAGCTGATCCAGTAGTCAAGTACAGATATTTTTTAACAAGTGCTGCTAAAGTAGCAGCAGAATCATGTTGTTGTCTCATACCGAGAGTCCAGTCACCACCATTTACAACAACTGTTGGAGTTGTTACCGCTGCATTTTCTGCATCAGTAGCTGTAGCTGAACAAACTAGATTGATATCTACATCGCCAGCTGTTGGTAATTCAAGACAGCTCATTTCAATGCTGTATGGAATACCGTTTACACCTGTTGTTAGTTCTGCAATGTAAGCATTCGCTGTTCCACCATCAGTACCAATGATATCATCGGCTGAACCGCCAGCCG